AAAGAATAGCTACACCGTATTCATTTACACCTTCAGTATAACGAGTCTTGTCATCTTGCATGTATAATCTTTGCACGCCGTTTCTATTAGATTGTTTAATAGAAACAACGGGTTTGTAGTTACGGTCCCTGTTTTTAGCAAGAACCCAACCGTACTCAGGAAGATATTTTGCAACGACAACACGCATGTTGACTCCTGTTGACAGTAAATAAGATTACTGTTATTTATGATAAACAAGGAGTTAAAAGATGAATAACTATGTAATTTACACTCAAGAGAACTGTTCTTATTGTGTTAAGGCAAAGGAGCTTATCAAGGATAAAGGACACACATATACTGAGTACGTCTTAGGAAGAGATATTTCCAAGACTGATCTTTTTGAAATGTTTCCGGGTGTTAAGACTGTTCCTATTGTTGTTTTGGATGGTCAAAAACTCGGTGGTTATCAGGAATTAACTGAATCCGTAAATAGAATGTTGCTTAAGGGATAGAATGGTAGAAATTGAAAGAAATGAACTGAGTCAGAATGCTATGGGTGGAACAGAACTTATGGCATCTGCTCTAGCTGAGAAACTTGATCCTGAATTATCTGACAAGTTTCAAATTATTTGCTCAAGAGTCAGAGATATTGACGAAAACAAAATTCCTGTTTTGTGGTTACACGATCTTCCAAATGATCCTGAATCACAGCACTTAGCAGATAAAAAAAGCAGAGATAGATTTGCAAAGTTTGTTTTTGTGTCAAACTGGCAAATGAACGAATATATTCATACATATGGTCTTAATTGGGATGATTGTTACGTCATTAAGAATGCAATCGAGCCAATCGAATTGAAAGAAAAGCCAAAAGACGGTATCGTAAGATTGATCTATCATTCAACACCTCATCGTGGCCTTGAGTTGTTAGTTCCATCTTTTGAATATCTTTCAGAAAAATATGATAATATTGAGCTAGACGTTTATTCTAGTTTTAATCTTTATGGGTGGGCTGAAAGAGACAAACCCTATGAGGATCTTTTTGATAGATGTAATCAACATCCAAAAATTCATTATCACGGAACTCAGCCAAATAGTGTAATCAGAAATGCTCTTAAAAAAGCAGATATTTTTGCATACCCTAACATATGGCCTGAAACTTCGTGTCTCTGTGCAATTGAAGCCTTGGATGCTGGATGTTTAATGCTTGCTCCAAACTATGCAGCTTTGCCAGAAACAGCAGCGTCTTGGGGTATCACATATCAATGGACACCAGACTACAATAAACATGCAAATGTTTTTACAAGTATTCTTGATAATATGATTAAAACACTTACTGAGAATAAAGATGATGCTGAACATATGATCATTCAGCAGAAACTTTATTATGATAATTTTTACTCTTGGGATGTTCGTATTAAAGAATGGGATCAATTATTGAAAAATATTTTATGGGAAAGAAATGAACTCGAATAATGTAATCAGTTTTGGCAAATCTACCAAATCAAGCGATGAAAAAAAGGATGTTGATAAAGACTTACTGAGTCTTAAGTCATCTTACTGTGATGAGATGTCGAATGAAATTTTTGGCATTGTTATGAGGATCATTGAAAGAAGTGGTCATATGAATCACATTAATACAGAGGATGAAGGTTTTTTTGAAGAACTTCAACCTCGATTGGCAATGATCAAAGAATCTCTTTTTGCTGTATTCTGTCTTCTTGAGAACGTTGATTATGATCTTTCTGTTGTGTTTGATAATCTTTATGAGCCAATTGGTTTTACGGAGGATGGGTTTAACACCCATCTCTTCGTTTCCGTAAATAATAAATACAGAGACAAACTCATTGAAATGACTAAAGAATATTTAAAAAATAAGGATAATAATGGTTAGAAAAAGTATTTCTGAGATCTTGCATGAGATTGGTGAACAATCCTCTTTTCAAGATCGTGTTAAAGTTATGAGAAGTTACAGAGGCAATAATCCTCTTAGAACAATTCTTAGATATGCATTTGATCCGAGAATCAAATTTCTTTTACCGGAAGGAACGCCTCCTTACAAAGAAAATGATTTCCCAGATCAACAGGGCAATTTGTACTATCATTTCAAAAAGCTTTATCTTTTTATTGAGGGTGGCAATCCAAACATCACTGACCTCAAAAGAGAAAGCCTTTTCATCGGTATGTTGGAAACGGTCGATAAAGATGATGCTAAAATTTTAATTGGAATGAAAGACAAAGAAATTCCCGTTAAAAATGTAACCCAAAAATTAACAGAAAGAGCCTTCCCGGATTTATTCAAATGAAAAGACGGTCTAGTAAAAAGTCAGATTTCGTGACTGAAGATTATTATGATGAATTTGAAGATATTAATTATCAAAAGTACAAGAGACAAAAGAATCTGAATAGAAAAAAGAACGATCCTTACCGGGATGATTACAGGGATGAATGGAACTGATGCCATCTTACACATTTAAAGACAAAAAAACTGGTGAAACGGTAACTAAAATTATGTCTCTTGCTGATAGAGATAGTTATCTAGAAGAAAATAAAAATCTTCAACTTTGTTTAGCTACACCCGGATTTGCCGATCCTCACAGAATGGGTCGAATTAAACCGGATGATAATTTTAGAGATCTTCTTAGAGAAACTAAGAAGGCACATAAAGGTAGTACAGTTAATACATTTTAGGGAATTGAATGGCTAGAAAAATAAGACAAAAAAATGCCAATCATATCAAAGAACAAAAAAGACAATCTTTTGAAAAATCACTTGTTTTAGATAACATTAGACCAAAGACTGAAAATCAAAAAAAGATTTTTAATCAATATTTTCAAAAGAAACATATTTTGGTTCACGGTCTTCCGGGTACAGGAAAGACTTTTATTAGTTTGTATTTGGCTCTTAAAGATCTTTTATCAGATTCTAATATTGAAAAAGTTCTTATTGTTAGAAGTGCTGTTTCTGCTAGAGAATTAGGGTTTATGCCCGGATCAGCAAAAGACAAAATGAGAGCTTATGAGGAACCATACTATGAAATTTGTTCTAGGTTGTTTGATAGGGATGATGCCTACACACAGCTTAAAATGAGAAAAATGGTTGATTTTTCACCAACGTCTTTTCTCAGAGGAGTGACGTGGGAAAACCATGTGGTGATTGTTGATGAGGTTCAAAATTTAAATGACCACGAAATATCAACAGTTATCACTCGTATGGGTCAAGGGTCTAGAATCATGTTTTGTGGTGATTTTAGGCAATCAGATTTCGTCACAAAAGGGCTTGAAGAGAGCGGCATTAACAATCTTTTTAAGACAATTCGTTTAATGCCATCTTTCACGCATGTTGAAATGGGTATTAATGATGTCGTTAGAAGTGGAATAGTAAAGGAATATCTTGAGGCAAGAACAGAATTAGGTCTCATTTAAAATAATATATGAAAAATGCTATAGAAACATACAGAAATTTTGGACTTGCAGTTGAGAATATGGTACTTGACTCGGACATAACCTACATGGAAGCTATCATGGAGATTATGAAGCGTGACAAATTGGAAGAAGAGATTATATATAAGATGATCAAAAAAAATCCAGTTTTAAAAATTAAATTGGAGATGGAGAGTCGAAAATATAACCTTCTTCAGAAGGATGCAAATACGGCGATACTGTGACACCATTCAAATGTTATAAGCTCTACTTAGCCCTGAAACAACACTTCAAAACGGAGACTTATGATTTTTTTAAATATAACGGAAAGGTAAATGCAAATGAAGATTCTTTCAAAAACCGTAAAGACTATTATCTCTTTACTAAAATGGCCTCTAGACCAAGTGTACAAACTTTGCTTGTATCTGTACTGTCAGATGACCCTGATTTTTACGTCACGGACATCCTCTCTGAAAGAGGTGAAAAAATCCACAAAAAGTGGCAAAAGTACCAGCAAAGCTTCGACTACAGCTTCAAAGAAGAAATCAAGCAGTACGAAAACTTCGACCAAGCGATCATCGTCAAAGAAGGCTACCCAGAAATAATTTCAGATTATTTCTCTGGTAAGATATCCCTTGACACACTTTCAGTTGTCGATAAACTCATTGATGGCTGTAAATATTGGGGTACTCATCTCAAGGATCCTCTTTGGGATGATATAAATATGAAGTTGATGAAGTATAGACCCTTCATCAACATTCGTACTGAAATATACAAAAACTATATCTATGAAATTTACAG